TGTTGTCCATCACGGTAGGATCAGCCTGTGCAACGATCAGCGCGCCCTGGATGAACGTGTCGATGGCCGTCACCTCTTCCAGCTTCTGCGAGCGGGCCAGCGGCGACAGGTAACGCACAGTGAAGTTGCGACCAGCCAACGACTCAGGCGCAGTGCCCAGAACCCCGGCGCGGTAGGCAATGCCGAAGCACCGCTCAATCATCGGTTGCAGGTACTCAGTCTGGAGCCGGCCGTACACCGGGCCCAGCAGTTGGCGGATCAGGTTCACACGCACATGCACCTCGGTCGCGGTCATCGCTGGGCCATCCTGGGCCTGGAGCTGGTCGGCCATCAGGATCTTGCGGATAGAACCCTGCAGGCGCTGGATCTTGGTCTCGGCGTACTGGAAGTTGGAGCCGGACTGCAATGGCTTCATGCTCTCAACGCTGTTGGCCACGATGATCTTGCGCGGCCCAACCTTGACGGTTCGCGGGTTCAACACGCCATCATCCTCGGCAATCCACATGCCAGCGATGGCCAGGTCACCGGCTGCCAGGTCCATCCGGCACAATTCGTTCAGGGTGCGCGAGTCGGGCAAGGCATCGAACACCGGGCCCACGGCGTACACGCTGTCAGGGATCATCATCCAGCGCGGCACAACGACAGGCATTTCGTGATAGCCCGACTCACTCACCAGGCGCTTGGCCTCGACTTCCACCTTGCACGATGCCACCGGCATGTTTTTGGCCAGCTTGGCGCCGACCATGTGCGTAGTGCGTGGGTAGATGGCGTGGACGAAGCTAACCATTTCCTGCGGCTTTTCCTTGGCCAGCTTGCGCGTGCCTTCGCTCAGGTTCTCTTCGCCGAACTCGTTGACAGCCTGTTCAGCCGTCAGCTTGTACTCGCGGTACACGGTGTCGATCTTGCCGCCTGCCTTGGACGCCGAGCAGTACACGCTCGCGATAGGCCACAGATCGAACGTGAAGCCGCCCTTCTCCATGTCCTGATCGATGTACAGGGCAAACCAGCCAGCACATACAACGTCGATCAGGCCCTCAAAGGCCGCCGCATCGAAGTTGGAGGCGTGGATGTTCTGCCACAGGATGTCGGCTGAGTCATCCAGCCAGCGGCGCTCGTCCTCGCTTTCCTGGCCCACGTCCATGCCGAACCACAGCGAGTTCGCCGGGGTCAGGCCGGACATGATCCCGGACGACAAGATCCGCGCCGCGTCCGTGGTGGTGCCATCGATCATCCTTGCCTTGCGCATCTGCGCCTCGATGGCGGAGATCTGCTCAGTGCAAAAGCCACTGCCCCGGATCGGGTAGCTGTGATCGAAGCAATCGCGCCAGACCGTCTCATGCGGTGAGCGGAGTGACTTCAAGGTGCTCAGCGTTTTGGCGATCTGGTCTGCGTTCATGCGCCGAGTGTCCTTTTGCCCTGATCAAGTACGGACCCAGCAGCGCCACCAGTGGAGAGCAGGCTGCTCTCGGCCTTGCGCTTCTTGCGGGTGGCGGTCTCTTCGTTGGCCTTCTGGGCTGCCAGGTCTGCGGCCTTCTGGGCTTCAACCTGCGGATCAGGTGCGGCAACGGTCTTTGGTGCCTTTGGCTTGCTGCCCATGATCGTTACTCCTTGACCGGTGGTTCAGGGCAGAGCCAGCCTTCGCTGGTCAGAACGGGCTGCTTGATCGTGGTAGGCGTGGCAGTCACAGCCTTGGGCTTTGGAGCGGCCTTTACCTCGGGCGGCGGCTCGGCAGGCTTGACGAACGGATCACCGCCGGCAATCAGGCGCTCAGCTTCTGCCTCGGCCTGTTCCTTTGCGCCTTCACCGGCAACAACGTAATCGCTGAACCAGTCGTCAGTAGCGGTCGACCAGATCTTCCAGCGCCCGCCACCGTTATGCTTGGCGACGTACAGTGCTGGAGGTGCTGGGGTTTCAGTGACTGGCGCAGTGTTGGCGGTGGTATCGCCCGGGGTCTGCGTGGTGAGTTCTGGTGCTGGCATTGGTCTGGCCTCAGTTGGTTGTTGATCAACGAGGGCCAGAATCAATGGGTTGGGCTGTCGGGTTCCCGACTATTTGCGAGGGAGGCAGCTGGCGTTGACGTAATCGATCAATCCATTCAAGGCGATGATTGCTTCGTCTCCGTCGTTGGCGATGCCGACAATTCGTTGACCAGCCGCTGGGTCAAGTTCGGCGCGCGCTTCTGCATCATCCACGCGGCCGGGGCCTGGGCTGGTTCGCACGACGGGGCACTTGGCTGGGACTGACAGCCGCTGAGCGCCAGTGCCAAGGCGAGCAAGCAGGGCTTTGTTCTGGGCTTGAGCATCGGTGAGTACCTTCGTGTTGTCGGTGTCGAGCTGGGTCAGCAGCTTCTGGGTGGCGCGGCGTGATGCGTTGGCGGTCTCCAGCTCGCTCACACGCTGCGTTGCGGCGGCAAGGCTGGTGCTGACATGATCGAGACGCCACAACGCCAGAACAAGCGCCATGGCAAGCCCTGCAACGAGATAGCGAGCCATGGCGCCCACGGTCAGGACTCGGCGTACAGTTGCTGTTTGAGCGCGTAGCCCATCAGCGGCCATACCTTCTGCTCGGCGTTCTGGCGGGCGATCTTGCGGCCTAACTCCGCGTCGAAGTTCTCAGGACTGGCGCATGCGCTCTCGCCGGTGACGGTGAAACCGTTGCGCAGCACCAGGACACAGAAGGTCAGCAGATCCAGCGACTTGTCGGTGTATTGCGCCATATGTGGATCACTGCCCTGCACACCATCTTGGGCGGTGAAGTAGACACACCCCTTGATATTGGCTTGCAGGTCCGCCGGAGTGACGCGCGGCGCGGTCAGGCCCTTGGCCTGGATTTCTTGCTCAATCGATTGATCGTTCACGGGTATTACCTCTGCGGTTGGGGATTACTGCACGCTCATGCACTTGGCATGGCGCTTCAACTGCCGAGCCCAGACTCCAGCACACCGCTTGTTACCCGGCGTGGAGCAGTCGAACCCAGCGGCGTACTTGTACTTGAGCAGGTCGTTGCAAGCCTGGGCGTAGTTCCCGGCCAGCAGGTCACGGCGCGGTGAGCCCTTGAGCCAGGTGCCAATGCCGTACTGGCCCACGAAGTCCATGTACACATCGAACTCAGTTTGATGCAGCGTGACACCCGGCAGTGACGCGGCGAACTGCTTCTCGGCTTGGCTGTTCAGGTTGCGGGCCAGGATCTCGGCGCGCTGGGGCGTGATGGTGTCGCCCATGCGGACTGGCGAGCCGTCTTCGTAACGGGTCGAGCCGTGGCCGATGGTGGGCACGTCGCCCTGTGTGGGGATTACTGCGGTGGTGGTCAAGCCTTCGTTGGCCTGCCAGGTAGCGAAGCCGGCGGCGCTGATGCTCAGCATTCCTACGGCGATGCGCTGACGCAGTTGGGGGCTCATGAACGTGCACGCTCTTTCAACGACTCAATGCGCGCGGCGCTTTCGATGGACTCGCGTCGATCCTTGCGCACCTGAAAGTACAGGTTTGTCAGCAGGCCCAGTACCGCGATCACAACGCCCGACACGCCTATCCAGTTCACTTGCGAGAAGAACCCAACCAACCCCACGGCGCCGCCCGTAAGCATCCCCTTGCTGGCGACTGACGCGCCAACGACCTCTACGATGCTTTCGGGTGCTGGGTTGGCCATGCTGCTACTCCTGTCTGGTGCCGTCATGGTTGGCCTCCAGAGTCAAAAAAAAGCCCAGCGCGAGGTGGCTGGGCTGCGATGACGCTAAGAGTCGTTCTTGTCAGGTGTCGGAATCCCGACTATTTGACTGGCGTTGCGCCATCAGTTGGCGGAGTCCACACCTTCTGCCCGCGAGCAGCAAGCCAGCAATCGAATAGTTCTTGGGTTTTCTCGCTTTCATAGCGTCGGTGCTCGCCATTTACGGTGCGGCCGGGCGGGAGCAACAGATCCATATTCAACCCGCGACGTTCGCCATAGGCCAGGAACGATTGGCCACTGCCTTGCAGCAACAAATTCTCAGCCTCGGCAGCCAGCTTGGCGGACAGGCCAAGCAAGCCATTGCTCATAGCCCGACCTGCAGCATCGGCCAGGTCAATTACGCGTTGTTCGTCTTCGTGTTTCATCGGTATTCCCTCATGCTTTCGAGTGATAAGCCCACCAGTCCCCTACCGCGACCATGGGCAATGATTTACGGTCCCGGCCCGTAGCCTGGACCCAGAACGACACAAGGCGCTCACCCTCCGTATACCGAGGCTCTGCACCCTGCTTCCATCCGATCAACGTTGAACGCGGAACCTTGATCACCTCCGCCGCCGACTGGATCGAATACCCAGCACGCAGAATCCCGTTGATGACCTGGAACCAGTCAACGCGCACCTCCGCATGGGCGAGCATGGTTAGCCTCCAAACGCGTGCGCGC